CCACCATCGTTTCTATAATCTTTTTCCATACCACCAAGGTTCATGAGCCCTCCTTCTTGAGCCATAACTCTTGATTTTGGTTTTCTTTTTGATGATTCATTTAATATTTCTAATTCTTCGTCAGTAAGTTTATGTAAAGGTTTTCCAAATAACATTAAAGACATTTCATTTCGTGAATCTTCTAGACTTGGTGCTGAAGCCATCATTATACCACCGTCATCAAACCCTATTCTACCACCCATAGCAAAATCTTTAGTTTCTTTAGCTCCTAAGAAAGGATATTTAATTCTAAGTGCTGCTAGTTTTTCACCTGATGGATCTTTAAATGCTTCAACAACTTCTCTTCTAATTTCTCTAATTTTCATTGGGGCTCCTCTGTCCATTTCTTCTAGATTTTCTACGTCTTCAGCTCCCATGCCAGCTGCTGCTGCAGCTGATATACCCAGAATACCTAACACTTCTTTATTATCTAATGCAAAGTCTTTAATTGTTTGTAAAAGTCCTGATGGTGTTTTTGTTTTTTGTGCTACTTTTAAAATTTCATCTGTTACTGCAGCTTGTGCATCTAAATCTCCTCCTGCTGAAGCAAGAGTTTCTGCTAATGTAGCATTACCTGTTCCTGTTGAAGTTGGCACTGTTTTAGTAGCAACTTGTGCAGCGTTAGCCTCGCCCATTCTTGCCATTATATTTCCTAAATTATATTTACCACCCATAGCTCCTGTTGGAGAAAATATTCCTTTTGAAGGACCTACACCTCTGAGTTGAGGTAAACCTGGAGATATTTGTCCAAGACCATAAGTCATTAATCCTGATTTAAGACTATCTCCAAGACTTCCTGTTCTATCATATCTTCCTAATCCTCCAGCTAATGCTGCGGGCACTGCAAATTGTGGTGCTGCTAATGCAACAAATGGTGCTGCAACTTCTGCAGCCTTTGCTACTTCATTTGGTATAATTTTTCTGACGATATCTCCTAGACCATATTTTTGTCTACGATCCATACCCATGATACCACCATACGCTGCCATTTGTCTGTCAGATATCTTTTCTTCCATCTCTGATATTCGATCACTTCCATATTTAATATAAAAATATCTTCTTAAATCATCAATGCTTCTTGGAGGTCGACCATTATCAGTTTCAAATTCATCTATTAATAATCTTAAGTCTTCTAATTCAAAACCAGATGTATCGTCAAAAGCCATTTTGTTAGGTAAAGTTGGTCCTGTAGGCTTAGGTGCAAAAGGATTGATAGGTTTAGTTGGATCTTCTGGTAATGGTTGACCACCAGACATCATCATCATTTCCATTTCTTGTGGAGACTTAGGACCTTCGTTTCCTCTATACTTAATAGATGGTGCGTTAGTCTGTAATTCTTCTGAAATTTGTATATCTGTTATTGCCATAATTGCCTTATTTTATAGAGTTTGTCATCCTACTTGGTTTTTGCAAACAAATCAAGAGCCGGCATGATAACTTTTACATCTCTTCGCACGTCCTCTTCTGGTATATTTGCAGCTTTTAAGGCTTCTTCGTCCTTATAAACTTCTCCTGTTTTTTTGTTTGATATGGTTGTTATAATTTCTTTTGGTGTTAGCATTTTTATTTCACTCATTATGTTGTTACCTCTTTCTTAATATTTAAATAGCTAATAGCTACATCAAATGAGTCTGTTGTACTTGATTGTACTGTAAAGGTTTTTCCACCTTCTACTATTAGCGGTTGGGTTAATAATTCTGTTGTTGTATCAGCTGTTAAAGCAGCTGATTTAATTGTTGTAATACTGTTATTTAAAATAGTTACAGTGGGTGTACCAGCAGATGTAACTAATATAGACTTAATTAAATATGTTTCATTAACTAAAGGATTTCCTGAACCAAAAGGTGTTAGTGCACTACCACTTGTACTGTTATCTATACCTACAAATTTATATTGGTTTACTACTGCCATTAATCTAAAAAGAAACTTCTAGCTTCTATCTCCTGTTTTAATTCTTCTTGAAACGTTGTGTTTAATTTTTCAAGAACTGCATCTAAATCTCTAACTAAAGATTGTGCTACGTCTTCTTCATATTCTGCACTTGCTCTAGTTAATGTTTGTACTATCTTTGCCATTATGTATATAAATTTTTAACTCGTTCTTGTATCATTGCACGTAATTTATCTGTATCTTGTAAACCTACAGCTTGTGAATTTAATGTTTCATCTGCACCTTGAAATCTTGATATAAAATCTTGTACTTCATCTACAGTTTCATCATCATCAACATCAACATTAGCATAATAATCAGTAAACGTTGTTGGTAGTATTGGTATAATACCTTCTCCTCCTCTAGTTTTTAAGTCATAAGGAACTGTGCTAGTTGGATTAACATTTAAGTTACTTAAAAAACCTAAACCTGGAATACCTATTAAAGCACCGAAAGCAGTTGTTGCTAAACTTCTAGGACTTAATAAATTTGTTCTAGCCGCATCAGTAAAACCAAAAGGCGATCTTAAAGAATCTAAACTTTGATTCATTACATTTTTACCGTATGTAGAAAATTGATCAACTGCACCTCTGTCTACATCTGGTGGGCTAATTGTATTAGCTGATCTAGTTGTAACTCCTAAATCAGCAGGGCCTCTAAAATTATAACTTCGGTTTCCTGCACCTGACATATCATTTGGACTAACACCACCAGAACTATCACCCCCATAATTTCCTCCAGCTGATGCTCCACCTGCTGGCCCACTACCATTTCCTTGATAACCACCTGGTCCACGATAACCAGGTCTTGAACCATCCATAGTTTTAGCAACTCTTTGACCAAGAGCATACATCTGTCTAGCTTGTTGTAAATTTGTAATAGCCACTATCTTCTTCCTCCAGTTTGTATATCTAATCTAAAAGTTCCTAACTTCCAACTAGTATCTACAGCAGTATTAGATATTGTAAGAGCTATAGCTCTAGCTCTTGCACGTGTATCTACTTTGCTTGTGCTCGATGTAACAGTAAAAGGTCCTAATGATGAACTAGCTGATGCATTATTGGGATAGTTTCTTAAATCTAATTGTATAATAGCATTTCCTTGTTGACTAATAAAGTCAGGTATAATTCTACTAACTCTCATAATGTTTTCACCATCACCTCTAAGATCACCTAAATTAGTAGCTGCTCCTCTAATTACTTTTTGTGTAATATCATAATCACCAGAAGTAATACTAGCTGGAATAGCTGCTGTAACTCCTAGTCTTACTTGATTAACTCCTGTTTCATGTTCATAGTAATATGAAATTCCTTCAGTGTTTCCAGTTACATCAAAAGAAGTATCTGTTCCTGCATCGTATTGAGTTGCATGTGGTAATCCAAATACTGCAGAATCTTGCCAAGTAGTTCTTATAAATAAACTACTAGCATTAACAAACCATATTGGTCGTTTAGCAGTAGAATCTAAATAACTATATGTAACTGATTGAGTGTTTACATTAGAGTTAGATTCAGGATAAAACCAAGTAATTTCACCAAATAAGTTATTAACTCCTGCATATACCATTTGATTAGATGTTGTGTTTAAATTATCGTAAACATAATCTTCAACTAAACAGTCCATAGATTCTAGTTTACCAGTATATCTAAAGAAACCATTCTCTGACATCCAGTACGCAGCACCGTCAACTTCGACTGCTGCATTCATACCTATTAATCCACAGTTAGTGCCCACCTGTTCAAATGCAAATGTAAACGGAGTTCCAACAAAACGCATGGTAAATAAAGCTGTATCCGACCAAACATAAATTGCATTTCTACCAAGTTCAGCTCCCATGATCCGTGATCCGTCGGCCAATCTTTGTGTACCAGCACTGTTGGTTGCTGTTGGTGTATAATCATTAATATTTTCTTGAGATGAAAATCTTATGAACATGTCGTCCTGTGTTGTCTTATCTCCAATAGTTGTTTCTGTACCAAAAAAAATTAAGTGACGATCTGGTGTAGATACCAACATATCTCTAGATGCTGTTGGTGCACCTGATATAATAGTTGCACGAGTTGCAGTTGCATTAGCTAAGTCTGCATCCCATTCAAAACATTCTCCATTAAATATTAATGCAATTAGTGTGCTACCTAAATTATCTAAAGCCCACATTCCAGGTTCTGCTACTTTATCCGTGGTCGATGCTGCTTGGCCCCATGCTGAATAACTACTAAAATTAGTTACTGTTGCTCCATCACTGTGGGAAGCGTTAGTTGTTCCCCTAACATTTCTAGTAATTCCAGTAAAACTTGTAGATGTAATTCCTGTGTAAGATATTTCTTCATTGTCCACTTGTATAAAATTTGTTCCTGTGCTTGGAAATCCAGTTGTGCTAGCTACATTAATTGTAGTTCCCGAACCACCAGTTCCAGCAGAGTCAGCATTTAATGCTCCATTTAAAGTTGTTGTTTGTGGATTTGTAACGGTACCACCCCATTGAGATATTCCATAACCAAAGACTCCAACCTGTTCAGCAGGTCCTACGTGATAGTATTGAAAATAAGTTATACCTCCAGATGTAGTTGCTCCTCCTCCTGTTTCAGTAGCACCAGCATTTATTTCTAAAGTTACAGTTGTTGGCACAGCGGTAACCATAAATTTTTTATCACAAAAAGTTGTAGAAGAAAAATTAGAACCTGTAATAGCAGTAAATGTAGACGCCTCACCAAATAATATAATGTCGCCTACTTTAAAATTGTGTGCCGAAGGAAAAGTTAAAGTAACAGTTGATTGTCCATTAGTTGTGCTAAAAAAATTAGTAGCTGCTGTTCCTGATGGATTAACTAAAGGATGTATGTCATAGTAAACTCCTCCAGAATATACGTATAAAATTCTATTAGTTCCTATAGCTGCGTATTTAATGCCTTCTTTATTAACCATGTGATGCAAACCTCTAGCTGCACCGGTTAATTTACTATCTCCTAATTGAGACCAGCCACCTATTTTTTCAGGTGTACCATATCTAAAACGAACATTTTCTCCTCCTGTCCATTGAGACTCGGCACCTGTTGATGTAACCTGTTTGTTGAATCCGGGTAAAAAACCTAATTTTTGTAGCATATAATCCTTAGAAGGAGACAGTAGGTATGGTGGATTACTGCCTCCATCTAAGAATTATATCATTGTTTAAACCAAGATGGAAGTCCCAAATGTGGTCGGCCGTCAAATATATTTTTCTTTGCGCCCTTAGTTTTTACATTATTACAATGTAAAAAAACTTGTATGTATTCATCGCCTTTAAATTTTTCTCTCCAGTGTTCTAATACACAGCCTTTATAAATTAACATATCACCTGGCTTCAAATCAATTTTAACACCCTTAGCTTTGCTATAATTAGTAATTCCTGGTTTTGAAAAAGGCAGTCCAACATTCTCTTTTGGACTTACATAAATAGGCCAATCATCTCCTCCAAGATTCATTGTAACAGATATTTCACAACTAAATCTATCTTTGTGTCTAGTTAATTCATCCCCTTTTTTATATATTCTTCCGTAAGAATAAACAGGATATAATTTTAATCCTGTTACTTTTTCCATTTTAGGTTTAACTTTAAGCATTAAAGTTTCCATTGCAATGTCCCCATAAGATGCATAAGTATCTGGAACTTGTTGAGTGTTTTTTTCATACTCTCCTAACAAATCTTCAAACGGAGAAATGTATCTAGTTTTTACACAAGTATCCATAACTTGTTTTTTCATTCTAAAATAATTAGCAAGAAATATGGCTAGGTCTTTTGAAATTCCTTGTCTTATAACTTTGTATTTATTTTTTTTGAAAGACATATTATTTAAATGTATAGATTAAAACAATTCTATATCCTTTTTTTGGCACTATTTGATAGTGATCTAATTCGCCATCAAACACAACAGCTTTATTAGGGTTAGGTTTAATTTTTTTTATTTTTTTATTTTTCTTATTAATAATGCAAGTACAAGCATCCTTGTCATCTGAATGAAGATACAATATAAGTTGTTTGTGAGGAAAGTAATGATCTACATGAACATGACTTTTTTCTTTTCCATTATTAAAAGTTAAATTAATGTTAATTCTAAAAATTTCTTTATATTTAAATTTACATCTTTTACTTAATTTACAAAATAAATCTGTAAAAAAATCGTATGTATTAGAATGTATTCTTAATTTTTTATTTGCGTTATCAGACTGTTCTGGTCTTAATAAAACTGTATGAGTAAAGAAAGGAAAATAATTTAATTTTGGATTATCAAATTTAAAATTATTATCAACATCTGATGTGTTTAAATAAAATGGAAAAGCTCCATTATTTACTACTGCTTTTTTTAAAAAATCTTTTTCTTTTTTATTTAAAATATTAAGGTATTCTTTAATCATTTATTTAAATGGATATCCAAGATGCCACGCGACAAGTGAATATCTTATTCCTTTTGTTACAGGTCTAACTCTATGCCACACGTGTGATGGAAATACTATAATAGAGCCTTTAGGTAATATTTCAGTTGCTCTGTGAACATGTTTCTTTTTGTCTCTCATGTTAGGATCATAATTTCTAAAATCAAATTCTAACTCTCCACCTTCATATTCAGATCCATCAGTTAATTGACAAGTCATAGATAGCTTTCTTATTTTTCCTTTTTGAGGACCTTCGTGATCATAAGGTTTATCCCAAGTATCTTTATGCCAACCGTAATATTGATTACGTTTATATTTAGTAAACTGACAAGTTTCAGTTCGGTCCCATTGAAACTTCCAACCAGAATTTTGATTTGCCATGTGAACATAGGGATGTATTTCTTTATATATCCAAGGATCGTCTATCCAAACTAAATCTGAATTTCTTTTTTTTCTTAAATCTTTAGTTTTATTTTTATCTAACTTTACGTTATAAAAATCTCCAGTTCTAGCAATAGACGCTTCTTGTGATAATCCATATTTAATAACTTCATCACAAAAACGAGGAGTTAATGCTCTATCAAAATACCAATACATAGATGTGTTCATATAAATTTAGGTCCTGTTAAAAATATAGTTAATGTTTTTCTTATTCCTTTTAAAACTGGTGTTACTCTGTGAACTAAATGAGATTTAAAAACTAGCATGTCTCCAACATCATTAAAATCTATAGGGTGATGATTGCCATTATTAAAAAGCTCAAATACACCTCCTTCATATTTTTTTTCTGAAATATTAATAAGAAGTGTTAGCTTTATATCACCATGTAAATGTATACTTTCATCGTGATGCCAACCATACTCTGCTTTATCTTTAAAACTATATTCATTAAAATGAAAAAATTCAAAAAAAGGATAATGTAAATTATATCCAAATTCATTGTTGTTAACTAAATAAACTCGTTTTATAAATTGTAATAAATCTTCTTCAATTATATTATAATCTAAAACTTTTACTTTAGATGTTTTTATAACATTAGTAGCAGGGATATCATTAGATATTGATTTATTTTTTTTTATTTTATTATTTATTTTTTTAATTACACTTAAAGGCATTATTTTTTTCCATAACCAACAATCATATTTGTTTTTAGGTATAATCATAAGTAATAGTTTGCACAAAGTTTAAAGAATCTTTTTGTGTGTTAGTTAAATAATATAAATTTGTAGACGGAAACATTATAAATTGATTGTTAGTTAAAGGTATATCCCAACTTTTTCCTTTTCTTCTATTGTCATCGTAATGTATTCGCACAGAACAATCTTTAACTTGCACTCCATATAATAGTGTGTAATCAGGTGAATTTCTAAGATCAACGGGATCGACATTTAATAAAGGTGTAGAAATTTCTAAAGGTTTATAGATAGTTCCCCACGTATCTTTGTTAATTAATTTAATAGTGTACTTTAAATTTATATGCTCACGAATATAAGTATTCAACATATCCCAAGTTCTTGAAAATAAAAATTTTTCGTTAGTAAAATTAGATTGTAAAGTATCGTGAGATAATTGATAATAATTTATTTCAAAACCTTTTGGCATTGAAACATCCCCAAAATATAGAGCTTGTTCTGTTAATACTTTCTTTTGCATACCAATCCTTTTTATAAAGGAAGGTATTATAATGTCAATATGATTTATATTAACTAGGAACTACAGCGTCCACCAAATCCCAAGACTTATCAGTTTCATTCCACTGATATCCCCAAGCATGACTCTTAGCATCATTTTGTGCTTGGTTTTCAGAAGGTAATGCAGGCGCATCACCAATTGGCGATTTCCAAGAAGCTGTTTCTGTATGTTTTACCCAAGAATCAAAAGGTTTTATAGGCCAAAAAACTTCATTGTCTGCATCCCAAGTAAAACCCACACTTGCATAGTTGCCTCTAAATGCTTTTGAATTATCTCCTGATGAATGTGTATGTTGCCATGTGTTGTATGAAGTTTGAATCCACATTGCTGCAGGCCAATTATTATTTTTTTCTAAAAATGCTTGTCCTACAGATTCTTCTTCAACACCTTCAGCATTTTGTGTATCGCTATTACTAACAATTACTACTGCTAAGACTTGATTACTATCTGATATTTTTGCAAAGGTTGCCATAATTTTTATTGAAATTTATATCTTATTATAACTATTCCACTTCCTCCAGCACCACCAGTTCCTGGACCAGCGCCTCCACCGCCGCCAGTATTAGTTTGACCAGCGCCACCGTTACTTCCACCGCCACCAGGTCCGGGTGAACCGGGCGGATTAAATTGTCCTGGGCCAGCGCCACCACCGCCACCACCAGCTCTTGTAACGTCAGATGCAGTAATTCCAGTTGCTGTTCCTTGACCACCGGGACCGCCTCCAAAACCACCTGTCGATCCGCCAATGCTTCCTGCGCCACCGCCACCACCACCAAAATTTGGATTTCCACCACTCTCTCCATTGTTTCCTTGAGGGGGACTTACTGGAGGAGTATTTCCAGCTCCTCCGGCACCTGGGCTAACTCCGCCACCGCCAGAGCCACCAGCTGTACCTGCTGATGGGGCTCCTTGACCACCATCTCCGCCTCCTGCTGATGTTATACTTGAAAATACTGAATTAGATCCAGAAGCGTTAGTAGAGCCTCCAGCTCCTACAGTTATAGGAAATGATCCTGCACCTAAAGTTAAAGCACCATTTGGATTAGCTAAAGGACTAGCTGTATAAGAACCCGATACTGCGGGTGTATATGCTTCTCTATATCCACCTGCTCCACCACCACCTCCATACGATGATCCTGCTCCGCCACCACCAGCTATAACCACATAGTCTACTTTATCATTACCTGCAGATGATCCTCCATTAGTGACTTCAAATGAACCACTTGATGTAAAAGTATGGATTTTAAAATCTCCTGATTCAGTTATAGTTCCACCTGTTGCTTCGATAAAAGCTGGACCACCACCACCTGAACCAAATCCTAAAACTTGATAACCAAAACCTTTAATTTTTGGTCTAGATGATTTATTTTTTGTGTTCTTACCTGTTGTAAGTTTATTTTTTAAATCTTTCATATTCTATCTCCTTACGCGTCGTTAGCTGCATCAGTAGTAAAGAATAATTTTATACCTAGAACTCTAGATTCACCAGTAAAAGTATCACTACCATCGGCTGCATCTCTATATAATTGAAAATATGTTTGCTCTCCAGCTGCAGGAGATCCAGCAACTGTCATTGCGCTACTTTCAGATGTAATTTGTTGATCTTCAACTGTTCCTATTCCAGCATCTGTAACTTCTATAGCTGTTCCGTAAGCAACATCAATAGTATCACTATCAGCACACGCTACCCCTTGTAAACCAAATATACAGTTACCGGTATTAGTTGTACTAGGAGACCAATAAACTTGATAAGTTAAAGTTCCTTCGTTCCATGATTTAGGCATAGCTATTGTAAATTGAGTGTATTGTTTTGTACTAGCATCAAAATCAAATACTTTTAAATCTGGTCTTGTTGCTGTTGTTTCTACTTGAGCTGCATCTGCAGGGTTAGTTGTTGGTCCATACATTGCTGCAGCGGGAACCCATATAGTTTCTTTACCAGCAATTTTAATTGCTGCTGTGGCTGATTTAAGCACACCTGTTCCTTTAGGGTTTAAATTTATATCAACATTAGTTTCTCCTGTTGCTGATAAAGTTGGACCATTTCCAGTTGCTGCATTAGCTATAGTAAATTCATTAACTGCAGAACCTGTAGCTGTTAAAAGAGCTAATTCATTTCCGTTAGTATCTAAAATAGATGTACCAATTTTTGGTGAAGTTAAAGTTTTGTTTGTTAAAGTTTGTGTTCCTGCAAGTGTTACAGTTCCAGCAGGTAGTGTATAAATATCTGGGTTAGTACCATCATTTGCTGTAGCAAATACAACAGCATCACCTTTATCAGTTGTGGCAAAAGTAAAACTATCTCCTGATCCACTAGTATATTTAAATTGTACTGTGTAAGCACCTGATGTTGAATTTCTTAAAAAATAAAATGTTTGTGCATCTAAAGGAATTGTTACAATTTGGTTTCCAGTAATAGTACCAGTAAATTCAATCATTCTGTGAGACATAACT